CGCCGATTGACGGCCAAGAAGTACGTTTTTCTTGCTCGCAGATTGTTAGTACCTTAACAGTGAGTCCTAATGCTGGGCAAAGTCTTTTAAATGCGCCCGTTGCATTTGTGGCCGGTCAAGGATTTTCATTTATATACAATGTATCAACGACTACTTGGTATAGACTTTATTAATTTATAGAGGAAACGTTATGTTAGATTTACAGAAACAAATTGATGATTTAAAAGCGGCTAACGTGCAATTAAAACAGCAATTGGAAAATGCAAATGCGGCCAATGCACAAATGCAACAAGGTTTACAATATTTGCAAACTGAAAAAGCGGTACTAAGCCAAACGGTAGGCGAAGTATTAAACGGTAATATTCAAACGAGAACTCAGCTCTCAATTTTGCAAGCGTCGGGTACAAAGATGGCCGACGAATCCGCTGCGAAGCAAAAGCAAATTGATGAACTAACCGCAAAGTTAGCCGTCGCAAATGCCGTTGTTGAAAGAGCAACAAACTTAGAAGCGCCCAAAGATAAAAAGGCCGTTTAAGGTTTTCTTGTGATTATTCCGTTCGAGTTCGACTTTAAGAACCCCGACTACGTAGCCGCCTTTCAATGGCGGCTTAATCGGCTGGAACAGTTACGTAAAAAGCCTCATCAATTTGACGCACTTAAAATTTTCTATCGGGATAATATCGCGCAGTTTATTACGGATTGGGGGACGACCTATGATCCGCGTAATGTCGATCGTGGCTTACCGGCTATCGTTCCGTTTATTTTATTTCCCCGGCAAGAGGAATTCGTAGAGTGGTTCATTGAGCGATGGAAAAACCGTGAACCAGGGCTCGCCGATAAATCCCGAGACATGGGTATGTCGTGGCTTACAACCGCAATAGCGTCGTCTGTATGCCTTTTAAATGATGGGGTGAGCGTGGGGTTCGGCTCTCGTAAGCAAGAATATGTCGATCAAATTGGCGACCCTAAATCATTGCTCTACAAAGTACGTAAATTCGTCTCTAATGTTCCCCAGGAATTCAGGGGCTCATGGAACCAAAAGAAACATTCCGCCCACATGCGTGTTAGCTTCCCGGACACAGGGTCGATTATTTCAGGTGAAGCGGGAGACGGTATCGGGCGTGGAGATAGAGCAAGCTTCTATGTTGTGGACGAGGCGGCGTTTTTACCAAGACCTGAGTTAGTCGATGCGTCATTATCAGAAACCACGAATTGCAGAATTGATATCTCGACGCCGAATTCAATGACGAATCCATTTGCGCGAAAGCGTTTCAGCGGCAAGATATCAACATTTAGTTTGCACTGGCGCGACGATCCGCGCAAGGACGAAGAATGGTATCGACGGCGATGTGAATATCTCGACGACCCCGTAATCATTGCTCAGGAATTGGATTTAAACTATTCTGCCTCGGTCGAAGGCGTTTTGATTCCTGCTGAATGGGTTAATTCGGCCATTGATGCTCATATCAAATTAGGCATTGCCGTATCAGGTGTTCGACGCATGGGGTTAGATATTGCAGACGAAGGCCGGGACAAAATGGGGGCAGCAGGTCGCCATGGCATCCTCATTGAGTATTTAGAGTCGTGGTCTGGCAAAGGTGATGATATCTTTAAATCAGTAAATAAAGCTTTCATGCTTTGCGACCTTCTAGGATATGATGAGCTTTACTATGACGCGGACGGCCTTGGTGCTGGCGTGCGCGGAGACGCCCGCGTCATAAATGAAAGCCGTAAAATCAAATTGCCCGTATTTCCGTTTAGAGGGTCGGGTGAAGTAATCGACAAAGAAGGTGACCCATTCCAACGTAGTCGAGAATTACGCGATCACAAGAAAGGCCGTACCAACGAAGATTTTTTTAAGAATATGAAAGCTCAAGCAGGATGGGCATTACGCCGACGGTTCCAAGAAACATATCGTGCCGTTGTTCAAAAAATGGAATATGACGCGGGAGATATTATTTCGATTTCGAGCGCATTACCCGAAAGTCGTCAACTTATCATGGAGCTTTCACAACCTACTTTTTCGCCAGACAATACGGGTAAGATCATTATTGATAAAACCCCTGATGGCGCACGTTCGCCAAATTTGTACGATGCGGTTATGATAGCGTTTGCCCCCTATAAAAAATCAAGGAGCTTTTGGGATGTTCAATAGACTTTGGAATAGATTTAAAAAACCAGTTATCGCGGAACTCCCGAAGCCTGAAAAACCGAGGCAAATTTTCAGTACAGATGAATTGGGCTATCATGCAACGATAGAACGATTAGAAAAATTAAAAGATTTTTTATTTAAAGATGCTATCCATCCTGAATTACAAGTTACGATGGACGCTGCAAAAAAAATACCGAATATGTCATTTGCGATGGATACGCAGAGTATTAAATCGTCTTTTTACGGCAGCGATATTGTGCCAAATAATTTATTACTATGGTATGCAAATCAAACATTTATTGGTTGGCAATTGTGCGCCATGATGGCGCAAAACTGGCTGATATCGAAATGTTGTCTAATGCCCGCCGAAGATTCGACACGTAAAGGCTATGATATAACCGTAAACGATGGCACCGAAGTTGAACCCGAAGTACTAGACTATATGCGCGAATTAGACGTTAAATATAATCTTACGCATAATCTCATCCAATTCGTCCAATTCGGTCGTGTATTCGGGATACGAATTGCAATGTTTAAAGTGGACTCAACCGATGACGAATACTACTTCAAACCGTTTAATATTGATGGCATTACGGAGGGGAGCTATCAAGGCATTAGCCAAATTGACCCTTATTGGATTTCTCCGCAGCTCGACCCACAAGCGGCGGGTGATCCGAGTAGTATCCATTTTTATGAACCTACATGGTGGAATATTGCGGGTAAATTGGTGCATCGGTCACACCTCGTTATATATCGCACCGAAGAACTCGCGGATATTCTCAAACCGACGTACATTTATGGCGGTATTCCGATACCTCAAAAGATTTATGAGCGCGTCTATGCGGCGGAACGTACGGCTAATGAAGCGCCAATGCTTGCCCTTACAAAGCGTTCTGACGTTATTCACGTGGATTTAGCGCAAGCCGTTGCTAACGAGGAAGGGTTCACAAAACGTATTCAACAATGGGCGTTCTTTCGTGATAACTACGGAATTAAAGCACTTGATATTGATGAAAAAATGGAACAGTTTGATACGTCCCTCGCTGATCTCGATGCGGTCATCATGACGCAATACCAGCTCGTAGCGGCGGCCGCGAATGTACCCGCTACTAAACTACTCGGCACTCAACCCAAGGGCTTTAATGCAACCGGAGAGCATGAAGAAGCGAGCTATCATGAAATGCTCGAAAGTATCCAATGTCATGCACTTATCCCATTGCTTGAACGCCATCATCAAATATTGATTCGATCTGAAATAGTAAAAAAATTTGGCATAACACCTTTTAAAACAACCGTTACATTTAAACCACTCGATGCAATGACCGCCAAAGAACAAGCCGAAGTTAACAAGATGAAAGCAGAGACAGGCAACTGGTTGACTCAAGTTGGCGCCATTGACGGGCAGGACGAAAGGCAACGGGTCATCAACGACCCGGACAGTGGGTATACGGGGCTCGAAGAAGAAATGCCAAATAATACCGAGCTATTCGAACCCGAGGAAAAAGGCGAGTTATGAGAAAAGTACCTTTAACGAAACGTAAAGCGAGGTGGGCTGAGAATCGTGATATGACTTTACGTGGTACTCATTTGCTTTATAATGCGTCGCAGCAAGATAAATATAAGAACGCATTAACGAGGTTAGTACAAGAAATGACCGAAGAAACTCAGAAAGAAATTAAAAAATTATTCTCAAGCGAAGTAGCCCAGGAATATATCGAAGCCCAGAAACAGGCGTCTGCGATGGATGCGAGCATATCATCAAAAGCTAGAATCTTGATGAATGCGTTAATGGATAAATTTACCCAGCTATTTGCATTTAAATCAAAACGTCTAGCTGAACGGATGATAAATAGTGCCTCTGGGATTAGTAAGACGAATTTACATACCAGCTTAAAGAAATTGAGCGGTGGCCTATCATTAAAAACGGGCATTGTTACGCCAGGCATGGAAGAAGTGGCAAAAGCACTTGTCGCAGAAAACGTCTCTTTAATCAAATCTATTCCTGAACAATACTTTAAAGATGTGACTGGCGCCGTCATGCGTTCTATTACGACAGGGCAAGGTTTAGCCGACCTTGTTCCTGAAATTCGAAAGTATGATGGTATGACAGATCGACGAGCAAAAAATATTGCACTCGATCAAACTAGAAAAGCGTATAATTCGATTAACAAAGCACGTCTTCAAAAGATAGGTATTAAACAATTTGAGTGGGTACATTCTGGAGGCGGTCAAACGCCCAGAGAATCACATTTAAAGATTAATGGTCATATCTTTGATTTTGAGAATCTGGAAGCACAACAAGCGGCATTAGGAGTCCCACCACAAGATCGAGGAATACCAGGATACCCAGTCAATTGCAGATGTACAATTTTACCGATTATCAGATTCGAAGGAGAAGATTAATGGCGTCCGCTAAACAGATATTAAGTTATGAACATGAATTAAAAGAAGCTGGAACGCCTGATAAACAATGCGAAATTCACGCAAGAAAATTAGCTGAGATTATCGAAAGTACCTTAGTTACTAAAGACCATTTCGATTTTAAATTAAAGGAAGTTGAATTAAATTTAACTACAAAAATTTTAGAAATGAAAAGCGAAATGTATAAACTTTTCATTGGGTCTACGGGAGTATTACTCGCTATGTCGGGTATTTTACAAACGGTATTTCACTATTGGAAATAACGATTTATTGATTTAATGAATTCAAGGAATAACGATTTAAAGGAGTAATAATTATGCCTCTCGTTGGCGGAAAATCTGAGAAAGCGATTAGCAAAAATATTGAGATTGAAAAGAATGCCCACCCCGATATGCCGGTTAAACAAGCCGCGGCAATCGCGTATTCCCGGGCACGTAAATCAAAAGACGAAGAAGTAAAAGACGGCGATAACGGCAAGACCTTCAAAATCTATGATGAGGATGGCAGCGCTAGAGAATACGATTTAAACGGATGGCCGGAAATTAAGGGTAATCCAATTTCTAAAGTCGGCGTATTCGATTATTTAGGCGCGGACATCTCCCCCGATTTTACGCCAGATCAAATTTATAAAGTCTATCGTCCTGAAGAAGAACTTTCGAAACAAGAAACACTTGAATCTTTTCGATTACTTCCATGGACAGACGAACACGCCATGTTAGGCGATGAAGAAATGGGCATGACCGACCCCGCAAGAAAAGGCATTCATGGTGTGATAGGTGAGGACGTATATTTTGAGGACGGGTATTTAAAAGGTAACATTAAAATATTCTCAAAAAAACTCGCAAACTTAATTCAAGATGGTAAAAAGGAGCTCTCAATAGGCTACAGGTGCTTGTATGATTTAACCTCGGGCGTGTATGATGGTCAGAAGTACGACGCTATTCAACGAGACATTAGGGGCAATCATCTCGCGACAGTAGCGGAGGGAAGATCAGGACATGACGTGGCCGTACTCGACCATTTCAAAATTTCATTAGATAGTAAGGACATTAAAATGCCAGATGAAAAGCGCGAAGGAAAGATGACCGGCGACAATATGTCACCCGAAGAAATTATGGACGCCTTAGAAACTTTAAAAGACCACGTTAGCAAGATGATGAAAAAAGAAGGCGACGCGGACATCAAGGAAGAAGAAAAAGGCTACGAAAAAGAAGAAGGCAAAGAAAGCGAAGCTAAAAAAGAGCTTTCCGAAAAAACCGCCAAAGAAGGCGACGAAATGGAAATGCACCATAAGCACGCCGGTGAAGATGCAGAAGGCGAATATAAAAAATTCGTTAATAAAGCCAATGTCGAACAAGATGGCCTTGAAGAAGAAGAACTTTCTCAAGATGATAAACCGGGCGATATGTCAAAGCCTAAAGACAAAGGGATGGACGCAAAAGCTATTATGATTCAAATATCCCGACGCGATGAATTAGCAAAACGTTTATCAAATCATGTAGGTACTTTTGATCATTCCACAAAAACACATAAAGAAGTTGCTAGTTACGGTATTAAAAAATTAGGTTTACGTTGCCAGCCAGGCCATGAAATTTCGATGATCGAAGGTTATCTTGCTGCCGCACGTACCAATATCATTGCAGCGACGGCAAAGGATTCTACGATTAAATCTAGCTGTATAGACAGCTATTTAAAGGGAGCTAAATAACATGAGTTTTCAATCAACCGTATCTATTAATCAAGGTTTTGGCGTCCCGGGCGAACAATATACCGATTCCCCATCGAGAGCGCAGACTTTCACTCTCGTATCGGCGCTAGCTTCATACAATGTAATCGGCTCAACCATGTGCAGCATTACCGCTCAAGGCATTTGTGCCGCGGGCAATACGGGTGGTGTATTACCATTCGCCGGTTTATTAGTTGACCCCAAAGATGTTGCATTGTTCGGTACTGGCGGCATTCCATTAGCACCAACTTTGACCGTACCGAATAATACGATTGTAGAGTGCGCCACAATGGGTACGTTTATCGTGACCCTTCCGGGGGCAGCCGCAATCGGCGATTACGTGATTTATGACAATACCACGGGCGCTATCGGAACCGTTGCCGCGGGTAGTTCGACACCGGGTTCCGGCAAGTCATGGGGTAATGCGTTTGTAGATTATTACACCGTATCCGGCGCAGGATTAGCCGTTATCACAATGAACCCAGGCTTAGGTATTCCAACCGTATAATATAAGGACGTATAAAATGCAAAATAGATCAGTGGAAAGAAGTTATTTAGCACCTCGTGATGTACGACCCTTACAAGGTTTTAATACAGCGGAATACGGCGCGTTAAATCGAATCGGTATTAATATGGATGCTCGCGCGGTCAGTATGCTGATGCGCGGTCGTTCTGCCATGGATTCCATGACCGGCATGGATTCCCTCCAGCCAACCGTTACCACGGGAAGTATCGGTACTCCCGTACAGTTCTTACAAAACTGGCTACCGGGTTTTGTATTTGTGGTCACCGCAGCTCGTAAAATTGACGACATTATCGGTCTGATGATTACAGGCTCGTGGGAAGATGAGCAAATCGTTCAAGGTATTCTAGAACGCACGAGTTCATCCGTTCCATACGGCGACTATACCAATGTTCCGCTCTCCTCTTGGAACACCAACTTTAACTACCGCACCGTCGTACGCTTCGAAGAAGGTATGAAGGTCGGTGTATTAGAGTCGGCACGTGCTGCACGTCAGTTAGTTGATGACGCGGGCATGAAACGAGAGGCAGCCGCATTGGCCTTAGAAATTACACGTAATGCCGTGGGTTTCTTTGGTTTTAATTCAGGTAATAACTTAACCTACGGTTTCCTTAATGACCCAGGTTTAAGCTCGTTCCAATTATTACCTAATGGCGTATCGGGTTTCCCTCAATGGTCTACAAAGACATTTTTGGAAATTTGCAAAGACATTCGTACCGCTATTTCACAATTACGTAATGCGTCTCAAGATACGATTGACCCTGAAAAAGTCGATCTTACTTTAGCGATTGCGACAGCCTCAGTCGACTATCTTTCGGTTACCTCTGATTTTGGTATTTCGGTTCGAGATTGGTTAAAAGAAGCCTATCCTCGTGTACGCGTTGTGTCCGCTCCTCAGTTAAACGCAGCAAATGCCGGAGACAATGTATTCTATTTACAAGCCGATAAGCTTGACGATATGAGTACAGACGGTGGCCGCGTTTGGATTCAACCAGTGCCTACAAAGTTTCAAGTTTTAGGCGTTCAACAATTAGCGAAAGCATATGAAGAAGATTATTCTAACGCTACTAGCGGCGCTATGTGTAAAAGACCTTATGCCGTCCAACGTTTTTATGGATGTTGATATAAAAAAGCCCGTTAATCAAGACGGGCTTATTTTCTACATTAAAGAGGTAGTGTTATGCCTTACGTATATTCAACGGCTACGAATTCTATTGCCTATACTGAGTACGAGCCGGATAATGATAAAAATTGCGGGTTCGCTAGAGTGGCTAAAAAAGTAATTATCATGGGCGGTCATGGGCTCGCAACGAAAGCTCTCGTCACGCCAAAAGGTATGGTAACTCGCGTTTCTGATGAGGATTTAGAATTTCTTCTCAAGAATCAATCTTTCCAACGTCATGTTAAAGCCGGTTTTATGGTCTATGATAAAAATAAAGTTGATCCGGAAAAGAAAGTTATCAACATGGCTAAGGCTGACGGATGCTCGCCGTTAACCCCGGATGATTTTAAAGAAGGCCAATATTCAACGCCGGAAGCACGTATCTATATGGGTCAACCGGCTAGATTGGGACAAATGAATAAATGAGTAATCCGCGAGTTTTGACATTCGATTATGCGATTTTTATTCAGCAAATACCTGAATATTCAAATCCAATTACTTACTCGCAACCCATCTTACAGGGATGGTGGAATATCGCAATTAACTACATTTCGGATTTAAATTGCGGTTCATTACATGGCGAAAAAAGACAATACGCAATTGATTTAATGATGGCTCATCTTATTTATATCTCGAACCTTATTGCACAAGGTACGGTTCCGTATCTAATGCAAAATTCGACGATTGATAAAGTTACGGTTGGTTTAACGCCGCCGCCTTTGAATAATCAATACCAATGGTGGTTGTCAGTTTCTCCTTATGGGCAACAGTTATTAGCGTTACTACAAGCAAAATCCGTGGGTGGCTTCTACATTGGGGGCAGTGCGCCGCGTGCGGCTTTTGGTTATCAAGGCGGTTCTTTCTATCCATCCGGCGGCTGTAGCGGATTCGGCGGGTTCGGTGGGTGTTAAAGTCACGCGGGTAATAACTTCGGATGGTAAAAATCTAGAAGTTGCGCTTAAAAATCTTTCGGGAAAAGTAGCCAAAGTTGGATGGTTAGAAAAAGCAAAATATCCAGAGCCCCCTAATACGCCCGTCGCTTATGTGGCCACTATCCAAGAATACGGGTTTCCTGCTAAAAATATCCCGCCGCGGCCTTTTATGCGCCCCACAATCACACAAAAACAGGTAGAATGGAAAGAAGTCGCAAGACGTGGTGCAAACGCGGTTCTAAAAGGCAACTCGACTATTGAGCAAGTTATGGAATCAATAGGCGCAAAAGCGGCCGGTGATATTCGAAAAACTATATCGAATATTTGGTCACCTCCGTTAAGTCCTAGGACGATTGCAAGACGACTGGCTAAACGTGCGAATAAAAAGAAAAAGGGGCGTTTAGATAAACCATTAATTGATACGGGTATTTTATTTGCGACGTTGACAAGTACGATAGAGGATGAGTAATGCCGATTCCAGGGCAAAATCTATTAAATATGGCGCTAACTGTTATTGCAAAACAGCCGCTCACCTATTATCAATTTGCAGGACGTATTCAAAATGATATCGGACAAGATATCACAACGTATAATCCGCCACGTCTAATTTACGGAAGCTGGCAGCCCGTACCCCGCAAACTATACGAACAATATGGCCTCGATTGGAACCGCGACTATTTCATATTATATACGTCAAATAATACAATTGACGTTGGCCGTGATGTATCCGGTGATCAAGTCGCTTTTGACGGGCAACGCTATCAATGTGAAAGTAATACTGAATGGTTCCGTTTAGATGGATGGAACGGCATTTTATGTGTCCATATCGGGGATGACACGGAAGATTCTAAGATATGGGGTTTTGGTTCGACTCCCGCAAATAGCTATGTTAATTTTGGGAATGGTAACTTTATGAGTACCGACCCATGACCTATACGGACAATGATTTAATTCGTTTGTTTTTACCGATTATCCAAGCAGGATTAATCGCGGACGGGTTTTCAGATGTGACGGTTAAGCAAGCCAACCAACCGACTCAACAGGGCGTTAATTCGAGCCCGACTGTTTATTTTTTTAAAGTCAGTAATAAACGTTACGGTTTTTTAGGACGGTTCGATAAGTGGAATGCGAGCGAGATTGTTCACACAGAATCACAGTATTATGAAATAACCTTTCAAATATCTGCACTCGTTAGACAATTTCCGATTACTCCGACTCAATATACAGCAAGTGATCTTGTCAATGAAGTTGCAAGTATTATGCAAGCAGATACAACGCTTGCGATATTAAATAATGCGGGAGTCGGAATATTACGAATAATGAATATTCTTAACCCGTATTTTACAGATGATAAAGATCAATTCGAAGCTTCGCCCTCGTTTGATTTTACATTAACATACCAAGGTAGTAGAGTCAGTTCTACCCCGATGGTACAATTACCGATAGCCTTAGATATACAAGGAGTTTAAAAATGAGTATCTCGCTTACGCGATATGTGGATATTACCTCGGGCGTTGGTGGCGCAGCGATTGTTTCGACCCGTGAGTTAGTCGGTCGTATTTTTACGGGGAACGTATTGCTTCCTCCTCAAAGTTTTATTTCATTTACGAGTGCTGCGGAAGTCGCTAGTTATTTCGGTAATTCATCCGAAGAAGCTTTAAGAGCGGCATTTTATTTTAGTTTTATTTCAAAAAATATAACGTCTCCGCAAAGTCTCCAATTTGCGAGATGGACAAGTGCCGCCGTTGCTCCCGTTATTTTTCCAATGCCTAATAATGGGTCGGTAATTGCTAACTGGACAGCTATTACGTCCGGCTCTCTTATTTTAACCATGGGCGGATTTACATTTACGTTAAGTGCTTTAGATTTTTCTGGCGATGGTTCCGGCCTAGCGGCGGTTGCTACTACCTTACAAACCGCTATTCAAGCACAAAGTGGCGGCGGCGCATTGTGGACGGCCGCAACAGTCACATACTCAGCGGCATATGGTGGATTCATCTTAACCGGCGGTGCCACAGGCGCGGCAGCTATTAACGTCGAAGTTGGGGGCGGCGGTGCAGACATTACCGGCAAAGGTTTATTGGGATGGCTACCACAACAAACGATCATTAACGGCAATGTTATTCCTGGCTCGATTTTCTCAATCGGTTCAGCCGCAGAAACGATTACGCAAACATTAACGGCGTCCGCTCAGGCGTCTAATAATTTCGGTTCGTTCTTATTCATGACGAATTTAAATATTACAATGCAAAACATGGTTGACGCGGCGAATTGGAATAATGCCGAAAATGTATTGTATATGTATACCCAAGCAGTTATTCCGGCAAATATTGCTACATGGCAGCCCGCGGTTGCAGCCATCGGCGGTATCGCATTGACTAATTCCCCGACATTATCTTTTTCCGTATCCGGTACTTTAGCTAGCGCGTCAAATATTGTTACCGCGATGGCATCTACCGCAGGAATTATTATCGGTATGCCTATAACGGGAACGGATATACCTGCCGGAACGGTAGTCACTAGCGTATTAAGTAGTACCAGTATTACGCTTTCAAATAATGCGACGGGTAGTACGACCACATTACTAACTTTCTTTATTTTGCAATTCCCCGAACAGTTACCAATGATGATTGAAGCGTCAACCAATTATCAGGCGGTTAATAGCGTTCAAAATTACGAGTTCCAGCAAGTTGTTGGATTAACACCTAGTGTTACCGATGATTCGACGGCGAACGCGTATGACGCGCTTAGTGTTAATTATTATGGCGCAACTCAACAAGCGGGACAATTAGTCGCATTTTATCAACAGGGTTTATTGCAAGGATTGTCTACAAACATCCTAGATATGACCGCGTATGTCAATGAAATTTGGCTCAAAGATGCGGCCGGTGTTGCATTGATGAACCTATTGCTTGCGGTCAGCCAAGTACCTGCAAATAATGCGGGACGTAATCTCGTCTTAGCAATCTTGCAAGGTGTGATTAATCAAGCATTAATTAATGGGACAATTAGTGTCGGTAAGACATTAACGACATTGCAACAAAACTTTATTACAACAGAAACGGGCGACCCATTAGCATGGTATCAAGTGCAAAATAGCGGGTATTGGGTTGATGCTATTATCACCTCCCCATCACCAAACATTTTTGTTGTAACGTATACTCTGATTTACAGTAAAGATGATGTTATCCGTCAAATTATAGGGACGCACACGCTAATATAAGGAGATTTTTAAAATGGTAAATATTTCAGGCTATGGCCTAATTGTAAATATTTTAGCGTCGAATACGTTCCCCGTGGGCTTGCTGCTCACGGAATTTGCAGACGACGCCGACCCATTCGACATTGCGTCTTTACAAATTGCCGATAAAGCGATGGGGTTAAATGGTGATCTTATCGTTTGGTCAAAAGCAAACCCTATTATTGTGACGTTAAATGTTATCCCTCAAAGTTTTACCGATTTAAATCTAGCGGTTTTATTAGAAGCGAACCGTGTCGGTAAAGGAAAAACAGGCGCCCGCGATATTATCACAATGACCGCGATTTATCCGAATGGTACACCGATTATTCTAACGAATGGCGCAATCACCGATGGTATACCCGGTTCTGCCGTTTCAAGCGCAGGTCGATTAAAATCAAAAAATTACGCATTCTCATTTGAAAATAAAACAGGCGGTTTATAATAATGATGGATTTTTTACAACCCAAAGAAATAATAATTGACGATAAGACTTTTATTATTTCTAAATTTCCGGCTATTTCAGGTCGCGAAATTATTGCGAGTTATCCATTAACCGGGTTACCAAAACTCGGCGAATATAAAGCAAATGAAGCTATTATGTTAAAGCTGATGGCTTATGTTGGCGTGATGAAAAACGATGTACTCATTAAATTAAATTCGAGCGCGTTAATTGATAATCAAGTCGGAAGTTGGGAAACGCTTGTAAAAATCGAAGCCGCGATGTTGGAGTATAATTGCAGTTTTTTTCAAAACGGGCGAGTCTCGACTTTCTTAAACGATGCCGCCCAAAATATCCCAGCGTGGATTTCCAAAATATTGACGGGTTTATCGGGGCAGTCATTAGCGAGGGAAAAGCAACCCTCCACGAGTTAAGGACGATCTATACGTTAGAAGACGCCCTTGATATGTGGGAGATAATTGCAGTAACACGTTATAACGAACAGCTAGCAATGGAACATGCCGAAAAGGAGGCTAGAAAGAAATGAGCATTTTAGAAACTTTCTATATTCTTTTCAAAGGCGAT